CTGAAGAAAGTATTGTGAATAGACTGAGAGCAACATTAGGTCCTGAAGTTAACTATGTTGATCAACTGAAAGTGCCAAATTAACCATGTCAAAATCAGGAAAAGTAGAAATTATCTCAGAAGGACTCATCAGGAAATTATTTGATGAATCCCTACAAAATAAACGTAGGCGCATTAATTACAATCTTCACAATCCAGAAGACCCGTATCAGCGGTTTATCAATGTGATCAATACTGATAGCTATATGCGTCCACATAAACATCAAACAGGCGATGATGAAACCTTTATTATCTTGCAGGGAGCTTGCCTAGTATTGATTTTTGGGGACCTTGGGAACATTAAAGCTGCACACCTACTAAATACCGCAAGGGGAAATTATTGTGCGGACATTGTCGCGGGGGTGTGGCATACCTTGCTGGCCCTCACAGACGGCACAGCAGTAATTGAAGCCAAGGCAGGCCCTTATGACCCTGATACTGCCAAATACTTCGCACCGTGGGCGCCAGAGGAAGGCACAGAGCATAGTAAAATGTTCCTGACAGCACTCTTTCAATCTGCTGTGGTCAAGGCTTGTCTACAGACCTTTGAGTTTTAGGTTGCTACCTTGATCAGGGTGTGCAATAACTAATCCGTGATTGACCTATGCCCTCTAAAACATCCCCAACACATGACCACTGGGTGCGTTTTGGGGGGCCGCTTTTAGCCAAAACCCCCTTAAAAATGTTCAACTATTATCGAGCGGTAATCCAAAACCAAGGGGGTTATTTAATGTCTGATAAGGATGATTATGTAAACTTGTCTACTGAAAATCAGCCTAAAGAGTAGCGCTTGCCCCCCAATAGCCGCCTAGGTAAACGCTATTAAGGAGCAAGCACTAATACAACGGGGGGTATAGGGAAACAATCCCTTAAGTCTCTATTTATGTCTCATGCGCGTTACTAAAGATCAAGCAAAAAGACCCACCCTAGCGAAAGAGTAGGCCTTTTTGTACTGCGTGCTAGTAGCTGGGGATAGCTTGCAAAAAGATCACACACTCCTTACATAATTGCAACTAAAAATCAACCCCGAACCAACCGGCGCCATTAGGATTCCATACCTGTTTCTTAAAGTTGTGGATATGATAGAAGTAAAGACCAGGCATGTAAAAGAGCTGATACCCTGCTCTACTCAGTGCGCGTGAATATCGATTATCAACCCCCATAAGCCTTTTCTTACCCTCGTCAAAGCCCCCACAAGCTTTCCATGCAGTTTTGTTGGTGAGAATAAAAAACCCACTGAGAGCTCCAGGTAACCGATCTACAATGGTTTCACGTAAAACACCTTTCTCTGAGACAACACTGTGCTCATAGAAAAGCTTTTTTGCATAGTTAATGTGGTCAATCACATCATGGTTCTGTGGAGGATCAGGTGCTCGTTGTTGGGGAGCTCCAATGCGGTTTGTTACGCACGTAATCCAACCCACTTTTTGCTTTTTTAGCTTGTGTATGGCATAGCAACACATATCATACCAATAGGCATTGCAGTTATAGAGGTCCCAATCTAAAAACAAGACCCATTCAGTTGGAGCGTTTTCCATAGCCTGATTATACGCTCGTGATAAACGTCTACCTGGCTGATATGGGATATAAACAGTTATTTCTCTTGGTTTCATGCTGATTTTCTGTTTGTGCGGCTAATGGAGGCATCAATAAAGCTCAGGTCTTTGATAATGTTGCCCCCCAGATAAGTGTTAATGTGATCTACTGCTCTATTTGTCTCGAACAATAAATGCTCGAATGGAACGTTAATATATGGGATATTATTTCTGATTAATACATCTAATGCTTGATTGTGGTAAAGCCTTGCAAGATCTGCAAATTGACCCATATAAAGCCGTTCTTTATTGCCTCTATTTCGCATGCTTTGCGCTACATCGTCATATTTCCTCAACATTACGATGATTTTGACTTGTTGCGAGTCAATACCAGCTTGGGCAATAGCTTCAATCCAAAACCGCAGAGTTAAGCAGGTCCGGGGGTCCTTCCAGCCCCATAATTGAAAATAATTATCATAATATTGAATGATGCGGACCATGCGATCCATGTAGGTTTGTTTGATTTTGGTATCATCCCAGGCCGGCGTGATAGGCTTAAAGGCTTTTACGCGATGCCCCCCCTCATGAAGCATCTTATCGTTTAATTGCCTAAACCGCTTGTTTTCAAAAAAGCCCTTGGGGTTTTCCCGCATTGGTGGGGGATAAAAATCAACATCCTCCCCCATGGTAACACCATTAGAATGCAGTAAGCCAGCTAAAGCCGAAGTGCCACTTCGGTGCATCCCAACAACAATAACAAGCATTGTTTCATCCTTTGCAACCCCCCAAGGTTAGAGAAAATCCTACCGCACGTTATGCCACCACACAAACCGACGAAACTCAAATTTGTCTTTGAAGACTTCATGCACGGCTTTGGTAACGCCAAATGACCGATTATGTCCTTTAACTCGGTAATCATGGCCCGAAAGCAACCCCCCAGATTTGATCTTAGGCAACCATGCCTGAATATCTTGCATGATGTATTCATAGGCATGATTACCGTCGATAAACACAAAATCTAATGAGTGATCTTCAATAAGCCGTGCTGCAGCTAAGCTATACTCACGTAAAAGCAGATAACGTTCTGTGTGGGGGGCCATCCTTCCTAAAAACGTTTTCATGACTTGGTTATAGTCCGCATCATGGAATTTAGCTTTATTAGGGTTTAGCGTTTTGGTTTGGTCAGGATAGTGCTCAAATGGATCAACGCAGAATAGTTTTTCGAGGTTAGGCAAGGCCTCCATTAGCCGGTAGGATGTGTCCCCCTCAAATACGCCTATTTCTGCTCCGCGTTGGTGGGGCCGTTCTTTTAGTAGATCAATTAAAATATTCCACCGTTTGTTTTTACTCATAGACAACCCCGTCATAGTCAATAGGCATATCGTTGCGCCAAGTGCTTGTGCAGATTATTTTATCTAGGTTTACTCGGTCTTTATGATTATTAACCAGATCAATCAATTCCTGCAATGACTTTTTATTGAGGGTTATGGGATCTAATCCTAAATTGTGGATATTTTCCATGCACGCACTGAGAGTGTTTTCTACAGCCTCAACCCGTGGGTTCTTATAACAGCGGATTTCGGCATCAGTGAGCCCTTGAATAAGTCTGGCGATATTCATAATGTTCAGTTGCTGTGTAGTTTGATTCCACACCTTAACCCGCTTGTCAGTTTTTGCGGGGGGGTTTTCAATGGCAAGTTGAATGCACTCGACTGTGTTTTGAATATGCACAAAAGCCCTGGTTTGGCCTCCAGTACCGTGAACAGTTAAAGGATGGCCTACGGCACTTTGTACAATCCAACGATTCAAAACCGTTCCAAAGTCCCCATCATAATCAAAGCGGTTTATCAATCTAGGGTCTAGGGCTGTCAGATCGGTATTTATCCCCCAAACAATGCCTTGATGCAGATCGGTTATCCGCAGGCCATCATTTTTATGATAAAACGCAAAGAGCTGGGCGTCCAAAACTTTGGTCATATGATAAATAGACCCTGGATTAGGCGGGTAGTAGATAATAGCTGGCACTTTCTCATGTGTGATCGGATCAATCATATGACAATCAATATAGCCCTCAGGAATAGTCATTCCGGCCGTACCATAACCATAAACCCCCATAGTTCCCAAGTGCACCACATGGGCGTCTACTTGGGTTTCAACCAGTGCGTTTAGAAGGTTGTGTGTTGTGCGAATGTTGTTTTCTACAGTGTAGGCCTTATGCCGTGGGCTTTTCATTGAATAAGGAGCAGATCGTTGCTCTGCAAAGTGCACAATGGCCTGCGGCTGGATTACTCTGATTTCTTCACACAGATTAAGGTAGTCGCGGGCAATATCTAAATAAACATGTTTGATAGACCTGCCTGTAAGCTCACTCCAGGCCGCGCAGCGTTCTTCAATTGACCTGATAGGGGTAACACTGCTCACACCTAGTTCAGTGTCCATATCGCGACGCACGAGGCTATCAATAATGGTTACATCATAGCCTAAGTTACTTAGGTGAAGTGAAGTAGGCCATCCACAAAACCCATCCCCACCTAAAACCATAATACTGCCTTTAGTCATGATTAGTTTCCTTTTCTACAATTTTTGCTCGAGCAAGCTCAGCGTCGAACATTTTTGCGCAATCATCTTTGGTAAGTTTGTGAACATTACCACACCACACAACGTCATTGGGTTTATTGCGACCGGGCAAGCCGTACTTTAGAGGTAGCGTTAAGGCCTCTAGCCGTTTGTCTTTCACTGCAGCTTCATAAGCAATCCAGCAACTTGTTTGCCCCCAACCAATGGGACGTTGTTTTGGTGGCATAGAGCAAGACGTTCTGATCCAATCAGAAAGCCAGTGACGGGTGTTTGGTGTGATATGCAGGGCCATCATGTCGATAGTTATACGGGCTTTAACTGGGTTGATATTTGGCCGCAATTTGAGCCCCACATCATACCCTTTCATCTCATCAACGATATCTTTGATATTGGCACGGAACAGGGTATCAATATCAAAATGCACAATAAGTGCATCGGGTTCATCAGGGAATTCTCGCAGCATGTTGTAGACTTTTAAAACACGATCCTCCCCTGCAATCATTAGTTTCCAAGCCCGATTTTGTTCGGTAACGTAGCCATGCTCTACTTGCTCTCGCCATTTTTTTAAAGTCTTGACAGGTATGCCACTTCGCTTGGACATAGTCTCGAGGTTATATGGTCTTTTTTTAACCTTTATTATGGGATATTGGTAATAAAGGTCCTCTTTCATTTTATCATCAATACCAATGGCATCGATGAATAAAGGAGTGTGATCATTGGCATGGTGAAAGCAAAAACTTTCGACAAAAACTTTAGCTAGTTCGTGCATGCCTGCGGTGTAGTAGGTATGGATAACTAGCATGATGTTAGGCCACTACTGGGGGTAAAGGTTCAAGGGGAGCTCCAGTCATATCTTGCCCCCATTGTTTATTTATTCCATACACAGACCAGGGCTTAGGCGCATTGACGGGTTTATCCCAAAAATCCAGTCGGTCAATGTTCAAAAACTCCTTACCTTGGCTGGCAAGATAGGCACGGCGTAGCAAGGGCTCCATTTGGTCAAGCCAGATACGATCTAGCGAGAAAAACCATTGGTCTTTCAGATTGCGCAACCGGGGGATAACCATCATGGCTATCTCGTCGAAATATTGCTCGACAGACGGGTTATAATGTACCATGCGAAAATCACCAGATTGACCGTCACGAATACCAGGGGTTTTGTGGTTGGTGTTGATGTAAATGGCATCCCTACCCCCCATCTCTTTTAAGCACGGCAGGTTTTCATTAAGCACCAACTGACACCCGCTGATTTTCGCCTCCTGAAACACATTGCCTACTGTTTCGCGCCAAGAGGTGAACACAAATAGGTTGGATAATTTGAATAGGTCAGCAATGGATTTTCGAGGGATAGGTTTGTGATTGTTAATGTCACACGTCCAAATGTAATCCTCATTTTCTACTAGCCCCAAGTGGTTCATCCACTGCTTTTTGCGCGCCATCTCTTCCATACGTTTTTTACTGTTGGCATTGGCCAGGATAAGCGCTACCCGTTGCCCAGAGCGTTTGAGTGCGGCAAACATGTGGATGACCCCATCAATGCCTTTGCTGTCCATTCGCGTCGTGCAAAAGGGAAAGATCTGAACAACCTGTTTATTGGGCAGGTCCAAAATATCCGAGATCTTCCACACAATCGGGTCCATTTCATGGAAACTACGGATATCTTTAGGATTATAGACTGGGTGACACTGCCAAGGTTCAGCGTTGTACATGCGCTGGAGCCCGGGGAGCTCAAACGAATTCAAATAGACCAAGAAAGACTTCAGCGGGATTTGGTAGCGCAAGTTTTCGGGGTACTTAGCCATGGGATCACGAGTAGTCCACGATGAATGGATCCAATGGCACCACCATGCCTTGAGCTTTTCAGCAACTTCACGCATGGCTGCAGACTGGGCTAAGAAGTTGCCTTTGCGCTGGTAGACCATATCCGCAGTTAAAACCACGTCATAGGGCTGTAAGACCTCGAGATAGGCCTTTTTAAATGTCTCAACCCGGTCTTTGAATGGAACCTCCGAGATAGGATTAGGCAGGCAATTGACTTGGTTGGGGTAAAGTGTCTCTTTGCATTTTGTGTTGACTAGAAAATCAAAGTCTACCCCATACCGTTCGAGCATGCGCGCACGTTCGTGCCACCCTACATGTAGAGCATAACTTGATTGAAAACCCCCGAAATGACTACAGATTGCAACTTTTATTTGATCCATTTTGAACCCTTCCCATGGTGCAGCTTATCCCATATTGATTTGATTTTTGAAAATTGGTGGGATTATAGACCAGGCAGCCTAGCTTGGAAACCACAATATTTTTGGGGATTACGAGAGAGGCTTAATAGCGGGTGAACCGACCGCGGGATTGTCCTACTTCGAGTTTAACAATGTCCACCAAAAAGTAAGGTATCTTAAGAGCCTGTTCAATATCTGTGGCCGTGCTTGGAAATTCACTAAGCTCTATGTATTCAAAATTCCAACCATATTTTATAAGTTGTGCTTTGCTGAACAACATAGCTTCATGCATATAGGGCGACCAAACCATAGGGTAAACAAATTTCAAAAATTCAAACGTGTCACGCCTAACCAAGATGAAAGCCTCTTTTATTTGGTTATCAATGGTAGTTTCCATGAACCAGATCTTTCTTGAAGGCTTCTAGGAGTTCTAATGCTGTGTTCAACCGGCTTAGCCGCTCGTTTGGGTTTAATTCCATTGCTAGCAGGTGACGTATAGCATAGTCAACCTTCTCAGGCAATGGTTGAGTTCCAATTGTTTCGATTAGTTGCTTAAAGCTTTGTCCCATGTTGATCTCCTATTATATATAGGATGACTTCCCACAAATTTTGTGCAATGGTGGGGTTTATCTATTCTATGGGATACTTTTTATATACTATGCGGTAAATTCACGGTAAACTAAATAAATACAGGCAATTAGCGCGACAATATCAATCAGATGAGTATAGTAAAATCCATGGATTGTGTAGGTCAATACAGCATCGGTAAGGACTGGACTTAAAAAAACTACAGCTATGAGGAGCACTAGCCAGAATTGCTTAATCATTGTTCAAATACATTTTCTCAATATCTTCTAAAGCCTTAGCCAGTTCGTTTTCTACCACAGAAGTGACAAATTTCATAGCGTAAGGTAATTCTTCTTTTAAACAAGGCATGGACACCGAAATAAACACCTTGGTGGTCTCAAACTCTGCAATAGATACTGTTTCGCCCCGGCCATAGTTTACATAGCCAGGTACAATACCTTCAGGGAAAACCCGAACGTCTAAGATCTCTGCCTTGGGCGGGTGTTTGGTGGTTCCCTCCTTATCTTTAAACTGGCTTTCCCACTTAATCGTGGCACTTCGGTTTGTGGTGGTATTTTTTGCAGTCTTCATATAGTTATCCTTTTTGCAGTGTTCATGTCTTGCGCTATCTATCATACTATTGTATGGGATACAATCGCAATTTAGGAAGGAATCAAAATGGCACACGATATCATAAGCAGAGTTCGGACTAGTAAAGTCTTTACCTATTATGCGTCTTTTAGTTTAGACTATCAGGAAAAGCTAGATCGACTGGATTCTGTGATTTGTTACTTTGATGCACAAGATGAGCAAGCGTTTGCCGATCTGGTAGCAAAGAAACTTGGTATTTGTTGCGAGTGTGCAGATAAGATACTAGATTATATTAATGATGAAACGTATTTTGAGCTCTTATTTGCTTATGTGGATTTGGTAATTGAAAGAAAGCAGCATGCAGTAAAGAGTAACCATTAAGAATAAAGAGGACTAATGAGCCAAGCAAAAAACATAAAATTTTGGAAGTCCAGAGAAATTGAAACAATTCGATTCATAGAACCCGAGGATAAAATCGAACTCGAATCATTTGAGCCCCCAACCGTACCGGGGCAATGGATAAAATCAGACCGCATAGGTCCACAAAAGATTATGAACTACTCAATATGTACGGCTACTGGCAAGATAATTGTGCATTCCAACGAAACGAAGTGTTTGATTTGTGAACTATTAGAAGAGTACAAAAATAATGCATCATAGGTAACTAGAGCTAATAACCTGGTGCAATTCGAGAAAGGATGCCCATAAAATGAAATACCTTACCCTAGAGAATGAGGAAGATCTTAAATCTCATATGCAGGCATTTAGCGAATGGATTATACAAGAACAGGTCAATGATGATCAGCTACTTCACTTATTGACCGCAAGTATTGCAGCCATAATACGACATAGCAATTGTACTATATGGGAAGTGATTGACAGAATAGAAGACCATAATGACCATATTGCTAAAAGAAGGCAGAGTGACAACAACACACCCTAAAGTATATTGCTGTTTAATTTGTGAGATAGGATCACAAAACTTAGTATGGGATACCTTGTGCACTATAGACAGCCCAATCTTGATGTGTTACGCATTCTGAATGTTATCTAAAATTACAATTGAACCTGCTGGATTGTATTGCAAAGCCGATCCAGACCTTATTGACCCTATAGCCGAAATCCTTCAGTACGAAAAAAAGGTTAGCAAACCTTGCCAATTTGGGACCAAAATTGTCAGAAAACCCGCATATTTTATCGATAGGCGCAATGGGAGGTTTTTATCTGGATTGCTCGAGCGGGTGACTAAACAGTTATCCGCCCAAAACATCCCTTGTGCCTTAAGCATAGGTGATTACTCTGACTGCCCTCCTGGCCCCACAGTAGCCCCAAAGCTCAAAGGCCTCACACTAAGACCAGATCAAGAAAAACTCGTCTCACAGGCCCTCAGATTTTCCCGTGGCGTGATTGTGAGTCCTACCGGTAGCGGAAAGACTATCACAGCATTAGGGATTATTAGCCAATGGCCTAACGCACGATCCCTAATCTTAGTTCACCGGCGCGATATCGTAAAACAGTTTGCGGAGCGAGCGGCTAAGCATCTACCAAATGTAGAGCTCCAGGTGATTTCAGGAGGGGGCCAGGACTTAACCGGGCAATTGGTGTGCTCAACCATTCAATCCATCGTAAAATACCCTATAAAGGATGTAATAGACAAGTTTGACATTACCATTTGTGATGAATGCCACCATGTCAGCGATAGAAAAGGCATGTATGGACAATTTATGGGACGCAATCTAGCGCCTATTAAAATTGGGTTTACCGCGACCCTACCAACCGATAGGGAAAAGCTTTTGGCAATGGAAGGTATTTTAGGGCCGGTCATTGGGGAACTTACACTAGAGGAAGGTCAAGAGATGGGTATTATCGCCAAGCCATTTGTTACACTCATACCTATCCCATATGATCTCGATATTGGGGAGCTTAGAAAATACCGCGAAGTCTATGCAAAAGGCATCGTAACAAATAGGGCGCGCAACGCAAAGATTACGAAAACAGCCATTGAGAGGGCAAACCGCAACCTAACCTCCATTTCGCTGATCACTGAGGTTCAACACGGTCATATTTTGCTTGATATGGCTTGCCAGCTAGGCCTGGCATCCAAGTTTGTCCAAGGGGCCACCAAAAGCCGTGACCGTGACGAGATCAAAGCCTTGCTCGATAGCAAAGCGGTAGACAACGTTATTTGCACCAATGTTTGGAAAGAAGGTATTGACATACCTACCGTAGGGACCATTATTTTGGCTGGCGGAGGTAAAAGTGCTATTGGTGTTTTGCAAGGGGTTGGTCGCGGCTTAAGAACGGCTGAAGGCAAAGACACGGCTGAAATAGTTGATTTCCTCGATCCTTACCGCTATCTGGCAGAGCATGCTATTGCCCGGATTACAGTTTATGCTCAAAAGGGTTGGTTAAAATAAAAAGTATCCCATATTCTTTATTAATTGCATTCGCACTCACCTAGCGATATAGTAAGCCAACATCAACAAAAGGAGTGCTATGCATGGATCGAATTTCGCTAGCAGTGCTGATTTTAAGCGGGTGTATTGCAGTTTTAGGGGTATTTGCCGAAGTCCGCAGGCGTACAACTGAGAAACGCAAAACACAAGCTAGACTTAATAAGTGGTTTATAAAATACTCTTCTGAACACTCCCAACAGTAAACCTTCCTAATTATGTTTGATGTACTATCCTACCTCGAATCTAGAAGTGTAGAGCATTGGACAAGCGGTAAGAACGTTGCTGAGGGATGGGTAAATATCCGCTGTTTTTATTGTGATGATTCATCTAACCACCTCGGTATAAACCTAGCTACAGGATTTCATAGTTGCTGGAGGTGTGGGCGTAAAGGGGGACCTGCAAGGCTTATTGTGGCCATTGAGCATTGCGGCTATAAAAAGGCCTACCATATCCTTAAATCATTCGAAGGACAAGGATCGCAGGTTTATTACAAGCCGCAGACTATCTGCCCTCCTGAATCGTTTGCTTTGCCCTCGACCACCATTGACACGTTGCCTAGTGCTCATAGAGCTTATCTTATTAGTAGAGGGTTTGATCCTGATCAATTGCAGAAAGAATATGGTATTAAAGCAACGCTGAACATAGGGCGATATCGACACAGGATTATTATCCCGATTTATTTTGAAGGTGAGCTTGTTAACTTTGTTGCCCGAGACATTACGGGCAACTTTGATCAGCGCTACTTGATGCCTCCGACGCATAGCGTGCTAATGCGTCGTGACCAAGTGCTTTACGACATAGATCGTTCTGGTGAATCTATCGCAATTGTAGAGGGGGTCTTTGATGCGTGGCGTATAGGCAAAGGTGCCATTGCGACGTTCGGAACACGTTTCACCGACGAGCAATGCAACATTTTATATCGCAAGAAAGTGCAACGTGCATTCATCATTTTCGATCATGATGCGGCACTCACTCAAGGCCAGCAGATGGCGGAAAAGCTATCTCATATTATCCCACATGTAGAGAACTTAGTCATATCTGAAGGTGACCCTGACACATACTTCTTGAATAATCCCGAGGACTTGAATAGTATTAAATTTTTGTTGGGCTAATCATAATTTAATCTTGAGTCCTTTTGCATTCTGATATTTAATAGCCTCACAATTCGACTATCTGTTTTTATTTCACAGCAACCAAAAATTGAATGTGGCTAGCGTAAGCTCTCTTTAGAGCTGCGAACAGATATTTACATCCGATGGGAAACATAGTAATGGCCAGATTATGTTATGGAAGGAGGTAAAGTGACACAAGCACAGCACGTTCAACCTATCGTAAACCACCTAGAAGACATAACCTGTATTGTCGATAAAACCCAAGAATGCCTAGAAAGCCTTTCTAGAGGTGCGGGGAGCGTCATTGTCCACAAGGACGCGAATTACGAGGTCATTAACACAGCCGCGTTAAATGACCCTAAGCTCAGCTACAAGGCAGTAGGTCTGCATTACTACATGCAAACCTTAATGGATAAAAAACACATCGGCAAAAGAGATCTCATGACTGCGCATACAGATCGCAAGGACAGCGTAACTAGTGGTATGCGGGAACTCATACGCAATAAGTACCTGTACAAGGTACGTATCACTACGGGTAGAGGCACGATAGCTGGCGTAGTCTACGTTAGCTGCGCAGTACCTACACTAATAGACGAAGTTAAACTACAAAAGGGTATGAGTGCTAGGTATAGGGAGCTTACAGAAGTGCGAGCAGCTAGCACTATAGACTGTGATGTGTACAACAACTTGTGGGACAAGGTTAGGAAAAAAACAGCCCTAAAAAACACCGAATCCTCCCCCACGTGCGCCTCCAAAAATGCACCCAAAGGCCGAACATATAAAATCTACAAAAAGGCGAGAAAGTATAATAAAAACAAACCACTGTCTGGTAGCCCGCCTAGTGAAGATATCCCACAAACACCAAAAAATGAGGGTTTTCAGGAAAAAGCTGAACAAAATCAGACCACTGTCGGTAAAGGCGACCATGGTTCCTCAAAAAGACATCATACTAGTAAGCTATCGGGTAAACATACACTATCATCAGCAACTGAATTCAAAGACAACTTTCCCTTAATCAATTCCGCTATCGCTACATCGATTAAGAAAAAGTTGTCTGGGCAATCAAGCGATTGCCATACGACTAAGCTGGAAAGCAAATTTGATAGGAACATTATGAAACCCATATTTGATACATGGAGGCAGCAAACTAAACTCCCTACTCATCATATAGACCCTACCACTAAGTTATTTATACGTACTAGAGTATTAGTACATAAATGCCTACTTGGCAAAGGGCACCCTACTAAACACTCTGTAAGGGATATTAAAGAAGCTATAATTAACTATGGTTGGATCACCGATCAACCGTATACTGTGTTTAGAACAAAACATCGGCCTATGGTTGTTAGCATTGACGAATTTTTTAAGTTTTCAGACTATTCTAAAAATATAATTGCGGATAAAAATCATCCCCTACATAATGCAACGAGTTGGTTTGATGAATCAAAGAAAGGCAAGACCTATCTGATTGAGAAATACTCCGCGCGCAAAAAAGATTGCCGTCCCAAATTAACCGAATTGCTTACAGAACTGCTCTTAAAAAGTGACGTTTTGGGGTTTTCCGACGCGCACTATTTGAAAAATATTGACACCAACACATTAATCGGCGTATCAGATCAACTTTACTCATTTGTTACTGAACATGATTACATGCCTCATTGTTCTGAGGTTTACGTAAAAACTATTGAGTGTATGATCCACCTATTAGAGGAGGATAAAGAACGTTTACAGAAAGATATTCATGTTGGGTTTATGACTAGCGAGGTTTACTGGCAACGACTTGAGCAACTTATGATTCACCGGGGGGTATTACGCACGCGATGATTTGGGGGTAAAATGGCTTTGAGGCGCACACGTATTAACGCAGATATTGAAAATGAAATTCTAACAGCACTGATTACAAATTCACAGTTTATTAGCAAAGTTTGCAAGATGTATAAGGAGGATTATTTTAGCGATTATGGGCGTATCTTGTGCAAATGGGTTTTTGATTACTGGAATACGTATCAAGAGGCCCCAGGAAAGAATATTGATACGATTTATAGTTTTGAAAAGGAGTCTCTAAAACCAGCCATTGCAGAATCTATTGAAGCCTACCTTGAGACTTTGAGCAACGCCTACACGGGTGACGATCTTAATGTAAATTACATGGTAGAAAAAGCTCGTGTGTACTTTAGGCGAAAAGCTTACGAACGGCTGTTTGATACGGGGAAAAACTTAATGTCACTTGGGCGTGTTGAAAACGCTGTCAAGGTCCTTGGGGAATTTATAGATGTTGCGGGAACAACAAACAATTGGTGTAACCCATTTGATTCATCTTACGTAACAGATTACCTTTTTGATTTGGAGGAGGCCACAAACGTACTTTTTCGTCTTAAGGGGGCGCTAGGTGATTTAGTTGGTCCTTTAGAAAGAGGCTGGCTAGTGGCTATTTTGGGACCAATGAAGCGGGGAAAGAGCTACTGGCTACAGGAGATCTTGTTTCAAGCTGCAGTCCATAAAAAGCGAGTAGCCTATATTAATTTAGAAATGTTACCTCATGGTGTGAGTGGGCGGCTTTTCTCACGATTATTAGGGGTTGGTTTATCTACCCCTGAAAGAGTACGCTATCCTATTTTTGATTGCAGACACAATCAGCGCGATACATGCCCTGTCAGCAAATTTAGACAAAATGATATTGCTTTAGTCTCGGGTGAGGATTACAGATTGCCGAAGTGGGACACTCCGGGCTTAGGGGATTATCGGGCATGCTCGGTATGTAGAGAAAGTGATGAGCTAAAAAGATACTACGTTCCTGAAGTATGGTACACCTGGTTTACGCCGAAAAGAGAATTCAGTAGACACTCACTGACACGAAATGTACGCCAATTTACGAGACACTATGGCGACCGTATTAGACAGCTAACCTATCCCCCGCTATCAGCAACATTTGAAAGGATTAAACAAGATCTAGATGAACTGGAATGGTCAGAAGGTTTTATACCTGACATTGTTGTGGTGGACTATGCTGACGTTGTCGCGCCTCCTAACGAGCATATGAATGAGTACGAGCATGCGAATATGCTGTGGCTGAAAATGAAAGCTGCGGCTATCGAGAAAAAACAACTCTGGGTTACGGGTAGTCAGACAAATCGTCAAGGATTAGAAAAGGAACTTGTTTCACAAAAAGATACGAGTGGTAATATTCGAAAGCTAGCACATGTTGATGTTATGCTAGCTATAAATCAAACTGAAGAAGAGAAAGAGGATTTAATAATGCGCATAACGTGCCTAGTACATAGACATAGAGAATCTAGCCAGCTACGGCAGGTTCTTATTTTATCGCAATTGGCCTTGGGTATGCCGTACATTGATTCAGAGCTCTGCACATATTAACCTTTTGTAAAAATCAAAACAGCACTGGACAAATCGCTAGAATGTGGGATATAGGGGCGATAGCTGGGGAGCTGTTTTGATTTAACTTATGGGATAAGAGGTTACTATGTTTGTTGCGTATGAAAATATTGTTCATGGTGAGATCCGTAAGATGATTAAAGAGCTCAACCGCAGTGGGCTGCTTAAGAAACGAATCATGTTGATCCCAAAAATGACAAAAAACCAGCTAGCCACGGCATTCATTCAGGGCATCCAACAGTGCTATGATGATGGTAATCTAGACTATGTGTCAGATGAAATCTATGATTACTACCTATCCATCGTAAGGCCGGATAAGAAACAACCACAAGAGCCACAGCCAGAAGTGGCAGAGCCTCCACAGAAGCCTGAGAAACCAAAAGGTAGGGGTAAGAGGGCACCCTCCCCTACCAAAAAGGCTTCAAGCTTATCTGAGAACGCCAAAGTAGCTGCGACTAAGAAAAAAAGGGGACGCCCAAAAAAGAAGTCTGCGGTGAAAAAAACCAAACCGGTCACAAAAAAGACTAGGGGCCGCAAGAAAGTAACTAAGAAGGCAACGATTGTCAAAAAGAAATCTGCGACCCCACGGGTTAAACGCGGGCCGGGCAGGCCGCGAAAACACCCAAAAGTAAAAAAACCAGCTAGCCAGAGTATAAAACGATCTGCGGAAACTACAGGGCACACCAGAGCCGGTGTTTACGCACGTATCGTGCAAGATAAAAAACCGCGAACAAAACAAGAGATCGTGGCAGAAATGGCTAAGCTCTATAAGGGCAGTAGGCAAGAGGCTGTTTACTGGGTAGGAGGTTACAATGGGCTGTTAATTGCCTTAGGAAAAATGGTCAAACGCGCTGATGGTATGTTTGTGTATAAGGGTTAGTTTAGTGAAATCAATTGGTTACAAAATAACGACAAATAATGAAAAAAGGACTTGCGTTGATTGGGCAAGTAGGATAGTGAAGGACTTACATTTTACATCCAATCATAACAGCTATTAGGCCGAACCCCAAAAAGGTTCGGCCTAATGGTTTGTGCCCTTTTTTTATTTCAAAACAGTTTAGCTAGGTGTTGCTATGATAATTAATCGTGATGCGTTGCTGGAGGTGTGCAGCAAACTTTTGCCTATCGCCAAAACAGGAATTGATGGGGGGATTGTGTTTATGGAGGACGATATTGTAGGGTTTAATCAACATTTGTTGATAGCTATCCCCTTTAAGACGGGCATCCTAGGAGGGGCACCTACTCAGGATTTGGTAGCGATCCTTAAAAAAATGAGGCCGGGGGAAATTCAACTGGAGGCTGATTCAGAGCAGATTACTGTTAACAGTTCTGATTTGCGACTATCTCTAAAATACGATCATGATGATTACCGTATAGAGTCTATCGAAAATCTACTGCATACTGTTGATGCGTGTGATGAGTGGTTTGGTTTTGAAAGTTACGCTAGTTTTGCTAATGCACTCGATTTATGCCAGCAAAATGCTGCGAATATATTTTATAGTGCGCTAAATTATGTTGGGCTATTTGAAAACACGATGATGGGGGGTAATGATTTTGTGATTAGCCGCTATCATAGCCCGGAGTATTTTGAAACGCGAGTATTATTAGATGTGCAGCAATGCAAAGAGATTGTCAAATACGATTTTAATCAATATGCCTGCAATGAGGACTACATGACGTTTTCGGCCCCTGACGGTAGTGTAATCATTGCAGCAAATCACCAACATATTTTTGCTGATGAAAAATACCCGGACATAGATTCTTTTTTTGATTTCCCAGGCCATAAAGTTAATCTGCCTGAAGACCTGAGCGAACACATTAATAGGGTGCAAAGTATGGCAGTAGGAAAGAGCAAAATAGAGCGTATGGTCATGATCACGTTATGTGCGGGATCAATTAAAATTAGGGCTGAAAAGGAGGTGGGCATTGCGGAAGTATTTTGTGAGGCGCCCAATCTTAAAGTCAAAGGGGAATTATCTTTTGTGATCAATCCGCTTTATTTTAGCAAAGCGTTAAAAGTATCAGATCACATAGCCATATTGGGTGAGACATGCATTAAACTAAAGCAGGGGGCATTCAGCACTTTACTAAGTATTCACAGGATGTAATATGGTGCGGTAAAGGTGATAAATGGCAATTCGAGGTTTTTTTTCTGGCAAAACCCCCCGAGAAATTGTAGCTGAAATTAATAGCCCTTGTGAAAAATGCAAGCTCTATGAAGGTGTGAGTTCCCCCAAAATGGAGGCGAGCGGGGGAGGGAATAAAGGCATTTTGATTGTAGGTGAGGCGCCGGGTGTAACTGAAGATGAGCAAGGGGTTCAGTTTATAGGTGAGTCAGGTCAGTTGCTAGAAAGAGAGCTTAAAGAGTATGGGATATCGTTGCATGATGATTGCCGATTAATTAATGCGGTAAATTGCAGGCCTCCAGCTAATAGAACACCCACTTTAAAGGAAATTCAGTGCTGCAGACCAAAAGTAAACGCAGCAATAAAAGCGTTTAAGCCTAGGTTTATCTGGCTTTTGGGAAAATCTGCAATACAGAGTTTTTATGGAGGCAGGTTTAGTCAAACAGAAGTCTTTAGGTGGGAACGGCTATGTGTTCCTGATAAGGCAACGAATGCTTGGGTGATCCCGATGTATCACCCGAGTTTCGCTTTGAGAGCTCTTTACGATGAAAACAGGCTTAGTTTTTATAGGAGGGGATTAAAGTTTGCAGCAAGCTGCTTAAAAAAAGACTCACCAAAGTTTCGTGATCCCAAACAGCACATTGAGATTTTAACCAGGTATGAGGATGTAGTAAAGTATTTAGGGGGTTTACTGCATAGGGCTAAAGCGGGAATGTTCCCCTTGGCGTTTGACTATGAAGCGAGCAGTCTTAAGCCTTACAGAAGCGCAGATCAATGTATTTGGTCTTGTGCGATGTGTAGCGATGAAAACAAGGCCTATGCGTTTCCAGTCAGCTATTCAGGTCATTTTAACCAAGATCAACAAAAGGCTATTTTGGGGTTGTTATCCCATATAATGATGCATCCAAATATTAAAAAAGTAGCACACAATTTGCAGTTTGAGGATTTGTGGACTCGAGCTATTGTAGGCACAACGGTTAAAAACTGGCATTGGTGCACAATGAACGCTGCACATGTGTTAGATTGTCGCGAAAAATTCTGCGGATTGAAATTTCAGGCCTATATTAACTTTGGGATTGAGGGGTATGAAAAGGAACTTACGCCCTATATGACACAAATGCATGAAGGTGCGCAGCTTAACAAATTGGATATGGTTCCCTTATCAAAATTGCTGACATACAATGCTATTGATGCTTTAGTGACCTACTGGCTTTATTGTAAGCAGTATGGGATACTATCGCGAAAATACGACAAGCGTTTTAATGCATACCAGATTATTACCCTGCCTGGAATTCAGGCTCTAAATGATGCTACAGTGCGCGGTATTCGTATGGACACAGCCTATTATGATGACACAAAACAAGCACTGGCTGAACAACTGGCGTATTATGAAAGACTGCTTACTAGGGGGGATGTAGCATTAGCTTTTAGAAAACTAACAAATAGGCCTTTAAAGGTTGCCAAAAAGGATTTTAGCAAAAAAGACTTACACACTGTTATTTATGATGTGCTTAAAGTAGCCCACACTAAATTAACAGCAACCGGACAAAAAGCTCTAGACCACGAAGTTTTAGAGTCTATCGATAACCCGTGGACCAAAAACCTAGTGCGCAGAAGAAAGCTTTATAAGCTAATCCATACCTATCTGGCACAATTTACGCGGGAAATCGATCCACAAGGTTTGATGCATCCTTTGTTTTATTTGCACACAACGCGAACCTACCGCGGAAGTAGCGCAGATCCCAATTTCCAAAACATCCCTAACAGAGATGAGGAGGGCAAGGCCGCGACTCGGAAAGGCATCATGCCTCGTAACGGCTGGCGCATTGTAACGGCTGATTATGGTAGCCAGGAAGTTAGGGTAGCCGCTATTTTGAGTCAAGATGAAAAACTGATGTGGTATTGCTCGCAAGATGACAGCGATATGCATCTAGATATTGGTTCGCAGATTTGGGTAGTAGACCCTGATTTGATCACAAAAACGATTCGCTTTCATATAAAGGGGGGTTTTGTTTTTGCGCAGATTTACGGAAGCTATTATCTGCCATGCGCCCAGAAACTATGGGATACATGCATTAATTTAGAGCTCAAAAACGGTACGACAATGCATGACCATTTAGTTGATATTGGTGTGCTTTCAGGGAGCAAAACCCGAAAAACCAAAATGAAGTTGCGTGGAAAATTGCAGACCACAACATACCATTTTAAGCAATTTGTTGACCATGTGCAATCTATTGAGACGTGGTTTTGGGAGCAATTTAAAGGTTTACGTGACTGGCAGAACAGGATGGTAAAGGTCTACCAAAAGCATGGTTGGGTTGAGATGCCCTTTGGTTTTCGCAGAACGGGTTTGCTAAGCAATAACAAAATTTTCAATTCTGCAGTACAAGGAACGGCTTTTCACTTGCTAATGTGGTCTTATATTGAACTAAACAAGATGTGTAGGTCTAAGTGGGATACTGATTTAATGGGACAAATCCACGATGAAATCCTTTACGATCTAAATCCCGATGAATTGCATGATGTGCTAGACATGACTCAATATATAATGCAGGATAAGATCCGCGAACGTTTTGATTGGGTGAATGTTCCACTAATTGTCGAACCTGAAGGAACGGACGTTGACCAGGCCTGGTATTACAAAAGACCTTTGGCACGAAATGAAAACGGCTATTGGGAGTATGTGGAGTAATAAAAATGGCAGACACACTAGATAAACGTTACAGGCCTCAAGTGTTTGGCGATGTAATCGGCAATGTGAGTGCATTAAAGAGCATTCAGCTAGCACTCGAACGTCCTACTGGGTTTTATGCCTCTACACTGCTCTGTGGTCCAAGTGGATGCGGGAAAACAACGATAGCTCGCCTCATTGCCTATGAACTAGGTGCACGTTCTGATTCTGGCTTGAAAGAACTTAATATCAGTGATATGCGCGGGATTGATGCGGCTAGGATGATTATTGATATGGTTAGGGTGCCTACGTGGGGCAATGAATGCCGTGTGATTATCCTAAACGAATGCCATAAAGCTACTAAAGAGTTTCAAAACGCAATGCTTGAAATCCTAGAGGAACCACCCCAGGGCACTTATTTTATATTGTGCACTACTGAACCCGAAAAGTTACTCAAATCGGTGAAAAATAGGTGTATGGTCTTTCCAGTCAAGAAAATCCAGACGCAATCATTGATCCCACTACTTGCCAAAATTGCTAAAGCTGAAAAGCTAAAAATTGGATCTGATGTAATTAAGGCCATAGCCCAAAATGCCGGAGGTAGCCCACGACAGGCCTTGGTGATGTTAGATGCCATTATGGAGCTCAAAGATAAAAAAGAACAACTTGAGTTAATTGTGGGATATCATTACAATGAGAGTAATGTTTGGCAACTATATCAGGCAGTTACCTACAAAAAGCCATGGAAAGATGTTGCTGAACTCATTAAAGGGTTAAATGCAACCAGTGCAGAGGACGTGCGTTTTGCCTTGCTTGCGCTTTTGGAGCGGGATATATTGGCGGGCAATAAGAATGCAAACCGGGCAGTCACTATGCTAGATTTTTTTGCAAGTAGTTTCCAGATGACAGGTAGGCCGGGAATTACACAAGCATGTTGGCTAGCCTTAAAAGCTTAGGCGTCTAATGAATCGATCACTAGCGGCAGATATTAAAATAGACAAACTAAACCTCCCTAAAGAGTGGGAGGAGCATGCGGAAATATACCGCTATTGGGCTGAAGAGTACGCTTTGAGCACTCTAGAAAGAGATCAAGCAAAAGAACAGCTCGAGCTGATTGCTGCAGACCTTGATTTGGCAATTAGAGCCGATCCCAAAGGGTACGATTTAGATAAAATTGCTGAAAGCGGCGTTAAATCTACTATCAAAATGCAACCAGAGCACCAAGACGCCCAAGAGAAATATAACCAGGCAAAATACAAGGCAACGCGAATGCAGGCCGCAAAAGATGCTATGGAGCATAGGCGGGATGCATTGAAAAGTCTTGAAAAGCTAGCTATAGCGGGGTTTTATACGGCCAACACGGCACCACCTGAAGCTGCGGTAAAAAAATCAAAAGCGCTGCGTGAAGAGTTTGCAAAACAGCGGAAACAAAAAAGAGCGCTGGTTAAGTAAATGGATCCGTTATTTGGTCCATTAATTACCAAATTGGCCGAAATGGGAGCGGGCTACCTTGCTGCAGCATTAACCGTAGCGCTCTACATAATGGAGCGCAAGCGAAACACGGAACTAATTGATAGGCTGCATAAATTGAGTGTAGCAAGCTTAGAGGCGAATCAAGAGCATACTCAAATGTACGGATCGATTAACAAAGCCTTATCAGTGCTAGTGGATATTATCAAACGTGAGACACGATAGATTAGGGGATATATTGATTGCTTATGATGCGATCACCGATCAACAGTTATCGATTGTTCTACATGAGCAGCAAAGGTGTAATATCAGACTGGGGGATGTTTTGCGGCTAAAACAGGTAATTAGCGAAGGTCAGCTAAAACATGCATTAGCTGTGCAAAATGACTTGCGGAGCAAAAACCGACATAAACGTGCTCTAGCACTAGCTGATATGGCTATAAATACATATACTCGTAAACGCGCTATTGACAAACGTAAAGAATTGCGTTCAAAAGCAGATAGAATATCAGACGAATATCCCACACTATTTAGCAAAAAAGGATGAAAAAATGGATTCAAGGGAAGCTAGGCGCCGGGCATTTATAGCACGGCATCAAAAAAGTATACAAAAAAATGAGGGCGGGGGGCTAGGGTTTTTCAAACAAAACCTTGAGGGGGTGAAATTCTGGAAGTGCGGCAAGGGCGACCACGAGCTTGACATCATTGAGTATGTGGCAGGTCCCAACGATCCCGATGTAAAAGAGGGGGAAATTACTCATGTGCTTGAAGTTTATGAACATCGGGATGTTGGGGACATTGAGGGTCAATCTTTTATTTGCCTCGAGAAAACATATCAAAAACCCTGTCCCATTTGTGAGTATCGAAAGCAATTGGCGAAAAGCCCGGAAGCTAGCGAGGAGGTTATTAAAGCTCTACGGCCTAACCGATACCCCCGCACGATTTACAACGTGGTAGTTTATGACAGTGCGGCAGAGGAGGAAAAGGGCGTGCAGGTATGGCACACCTCCGCATTTTTGTTTGGCCAGCACATTGATAAACTGGCCAAGAGCTCCCCCCGCGATATCCGCAGAGGTGAGCCTGAACTTAAAATGTATTCCAGCCCTGATGAGGATGGGTATTCGATCCAATTCTCCCGAGAGGGTGATGGCATATCTACCAAATATATGGCGCACCAATTGGTACCCAGGCCTGATCCCATACCCCAGGAATACTTAGATCAAGCCCATCAGTTAGACCAACTGATTTACATCCCTACGTATGAGGAGGTGTATGCTGCATTTTGGGGTGAGGATGCTGACAGCAAAGCGTTAGAGAGGTCTACAGGGCAAAAAAGCACACATTCAGCTAAAGAACAAACTGGCGCCAGCAGGTCTTCTCGGTCAAGCCGCAAGGCTCAGACTGAAAACAAACCCTCAACTAGGGGGCGCAGTACATCCCGCAAAACAAAACCAGAGCCAGAAACTGATGATTTTGGCCCAGAAGACGAATTGCCTGAAAGTCTCAAATCCAAAAGTGATAATGGCGAGCACGTATGCCCGGCCGGGGGGGTTTTTGGCGAGGATGCTTACGAGCTTGAGCAGTGCGATACATGCGATTTATGGGAGCCCTGCTACAAGCTTAATCAAGATCTAGTGGCAGAAGACGGAGCTGCACACATTGCAGATGAAGAAGAGGTGCAAGAGGACCTGCCGCCCGTAGAGGAACCTCCTAAAAGGGCGCCTAGAGCGGCTAGGAGCCGCAAGGCAGCAAGTGCCAAAACTGATGAAGGATCTAATGGCAGGCGTGCACGCAGATCGGCTACTGAAGATAATGAACGTCCTGCGCGAGCTGCGGGCAGGTCTTCACGTAGAGCAAGTCCACCAAGCCGAACACGTACGGCCGGCCGCGCAAGGGGTCGCGGCTTAGTGCGTTGATTACCCTTTCCCTGCCTATTTTATCCCATACTCGAGGATCTACATGCCACGCCGAAAGCTTGTTCATAATCCTAAACGGTCGGTTGAAAAGAAACAACAGCCTAGTAAAACCAAGACTTCCAAGAGACTGGCTGAAATAGATGATGCAATAAGAAATCGAAAGATAACTAAAGATGATATCATCAACACGGGGGATTTTGAACGGGGGGTAATTAGCACGGGTAGCACCTTGCTTGATCTGGCGATAAGTGCCAATAGGGTACATGGTGGGGGCATTCCTGCAGGGGTCATTCTTGAAATTTTTGGACCTAGTTCGAGCGGGAAAACGGCTGTGCTGGCAGAGATAGGGGCGAGTGTGAAGAGCAAAGGAGGTGTGGTCACGTATGATGATCCTGAGGCAAGGCTTGACACAGCCTATGCAGCAAGGTGTGGATTAAAGCTTGAGCCAGATGAATATAATAGGCCTGAAACGGTAGATCAGCTAGAAGAGGACCTTTTTAAGTGGGAACCAAAGCCATCTAAGAAAAATACTATTTGCGCAAGGTGTGAAGATAGCTTAGCTGCGTTTTCAACCAATGCGGAAATTATCGATGATCACAAAATGGCAGCCGCAAAGCGTGCCCAAAAATTTCATGAACTGTTTCGGAAGCTTGCACGAAAAATAAAGGGGGAAGGTTGGATTATAGCCTGCTCGAATCAAGAGCAAGAAAGTTTTGGGGGCATGGGGGCTAAGACAACCCCGGGGGGCAATGCAATCAAGTATTATGCCTCAATTCGTATTCGAGTATCGCGGGATATCAAAGGGGGTAAGCTCAAAAAGACATGGAAATTATCAAAATCGACTGTAGAAAAGGTTATCGGGATAAAATCGATCGCTCGAGTAATCAAAAACTCCTGTGACGATCCATTTAGAGAAGTGCCTATCTACATCATTTTTGGGCAGGGTATTGATGATATAAGAGGTAATTTGCAGTGGTTAAAAGATACGCTTTCATTGGATGCATATGACTGTATTGACCAATCTTTTGCCAAAATTGAACCTGCGATAAGATACATTGAGCAGTACGACCTAGAAAATGAGCTTAGAGAAAAAGTAATAGAGCTCTACAACCAGATTGAAGATCATTTCAGAACGGAGCGAAAGCCGAAAGTCAGGTTTTAATGTCCAATGAACCCAGGTATGTAGTTATTGCTGATGTGCATTCGATAGGCTATGCGGTTTTTCATGCAATGGGGGAGCTTGATTATCACGGCATTCGTACTGGGGTTATTTACGGGTTTTTTTACCAACTGTTAACGCTCGCTACAAAATTCAACACATCTCAATTTGTGTTTTGTTGGGATAGTCGCAAGAGCATTCGAAAGCTGCTTTATAAGGGTTATAAACAGCGACCAAAAAACAATAGCAAGGAACTTACAACCGGGGAAGTGCTTGACCGAGAAGCCTTTTATAAACAATTAGGCGATATTCGTAAGACCTGGCTACCTAAATTAGGGTTTCATAACAATTTCTTGTATGCTGGGCTGGAGGCTGACGACACAATAGTGTTGGTGCTTAAAAACGGAGTGTATCCTAGAGAATGGATCAACACACACTGGATCATTGTCAGTACAGATCGAGATCTTTATCAATTGCTTGCCCCAAACGTTTCGATTTACGCAAATAAAGAGCTTTTTACTTATCAAAAATTCATTCAGAAATATGGGATATACCCGAAATACTGGAATAGGGCGAAAGCTTTAGGAGGGTGTAACAGCGACACGGTAGAAGGGATCCCTGGTATAGCCGATCCTGCTAAAAGCGAAAACAGCAGAGCTCTACAGTATCTTAGGGGTGAACTCAAGGGGGCCTATCTTGAGCGAATTGAATGTGAGGAGGGTAAACGCATCTATAAACGAAATCTTAAACTGGTAACATTGCCTATTGTGAGATTTTTGCAACCTACAATGCGCTATGATACGTTCAAACTAGATGATTTTGTCGATATGTTCGACACGTTAGATTTCAGAAGTTTTTTCAAAGAGGATACCTTTTCGAAATGGATCCATTATTTTGGGTTGAGAAAATAGCGGGCTACTTAATGGGCAGCAAGACCAAAGGTAATGTGTGGGAACGTGAGTGCGCCAAACGGTTAAGTTTATGGCTGAGTGATAACGAGCGGGATGATTTAGTGTGGCGGACTGCGAGCAGTGGGGGCCGGTTTACGCAACGAAAGAAGCGCGGACAATCAACGTGCAACCAAGCCGGCGATCTGTGTGCAACCGATCCGAGTAGTCAGTATTTTTTTGATTACATACTGGTTGAGTGCAAAATTGGGTACACTCAAAAGAAAAACAAGAAATCAACCAGTGCTACTATTAGCGTGCTACAAGGTTTGGATAAACAAGAGGACACCAAAGACCCCCTTTTGTTGCAGTGGTGGGAAAAGGTTACAAAAGAACGGGATAATACAGGAAGGAAGCATGCTTTAATTATCTTCAAGCGTAATAAAAAAAGACCATGTGTTTTAGTAGAAAAAAGCCTAATCCTCGAACTATCGGCCTATAATGGGCAGTATCGGCATAATGTTATCTTGCTAAAATTCGATAAATATCCCATACTGACAATCTGTGATTTTGAGACATGGTTGGACTGGTGTTCACCACAATCTTTTAAAACACTGCAAAGCGCATGGTTGAAAAATACAATGTAATCTATGCTGATCCTCCATGGACGTATCACAATACTGGTGTCAATGGTTCGGCAAGCTCTAAGTATCCTCAGCTAACAGATGAAGCCATCAAAACCCTACCAGTAAAGACTATTGCTGCGGAAAACGCTGCTCTTTTTTTGTGGGTTACCTTCCCAAAATTAGTAGAGGGATTATCTGTGTTGCGTTCATGGGGTTTTATGTTTAAAACTGTGGCGTTTGTTTGGGTTAAATTTAATTTGAGGGTTAATACCCTATTCATGGGACCAGGATTTTACACTAGGGCAAACTGTGAAATATGCTTATTAGGCGTAAGGGGCCGGTTACCAAGGCTTTCGAAATCAGTGCATTCAGTCATATTTGCTAAGCGAAAAAAGCACTCTAGAAAGCCAGGAGTGACTCGAAAGAGGATAGAAAAACTTTATGGTGACCTCCCAAGAATCGAGCTTTTTGCTACCGAATCTTGCCCTGGCTGGATATCAACAGGTTTTGATGTTGATGGGGTAGATATTCGAGATTTTTTGATTGATAAGGAGTATTGGAAGTATGGGTAAGGATGATATGGACAGAGCATTTGATGTTACTAGGGATTACCATGTGCCCCCAGGAAATTTAGAGAAATACACACCGAGGTCATTTGCTGATCCTATTCGCTATTATGAAAAGAGTGATGGGGAAGATCCTGGTTTTTATTTTTTTGAGGAAACCTGGTGTGATTGTCATGGTCCTTATGTACTGCTAGAAGACTGTGAGAAAGCTTTAGGAGAGTATGCCAAGAATTTATAACAAATGTAACAAGGTGGGGATTAATGCTAAAAAAACTAACACTAGTTAATTTTAGAAGCCATAAACACACAGTAATCGAATTTTCTGAGGGGGTTAATGTTATTGTTGGCCGCGGGCAAGCGGGCAAGACGAACATAAAACGAGCTTTAGAGTGGCTATGCACTAACCGACCGAGAGGGGATAAGATGCATAGCCATTGGTGCCAAAAAGGGGATGTAACGCGGGTTGAGGTGCAGACGACAGAAGGCTATATTATTGAGATTAGTAAAGCTGTAGGAGATAGTGTAGAGTTTAGGTTGCAATACCCTGAAGGGCGTCAAGCGCATTGGGCCAAAACCAATAGTCAGGTCCCTGATAAAGTTATCGAGGCTCTAAACGTGTGTGAGCTCAATATTCAGCATCAACTAGATCAACCGTATCTTATTACTGCAGGCACTGGGGAAGTATCGAGAGCGGTTAATCAAGCAGTAGACCTTGACCAAGCTGATCAATGGGTAACAGATATCAACAAACGGCGCAAAAACAACGCAGCGACAATTACAACCCTTGCAGGTCAGCTCGATCAAACTAAAACGCGTCTTAATGCTTACGAAGTGCTGCCAGCTACATACGATTTAATTGAGAGAGCAATGCATATCCGTAACGCGTTGGATAAATGCAAACGTGAGTCTCAAAATCTGGACGTGATGATTACCAAAGCTGAACAAGCAAAAGTGCATTTAAACAGGCTAGCTGAGGTAAGCACTCTAGATAATTTATTAGGAGCCGCACTAACTACACAGAGCACTTTATCAAAAATAGAGGATACGCAGCATTTGGTGGGGCAGATTTTGCAAGACATTCAGGAATCACAGCAAGTGTTAGATAACCTAACATCATGTGGGATATTAGAGCAGCTTATTGGGCGCATCGACAAAATACGAGATAGGCGCAAGGATGTAACTAAAAAAGCTGTGCTATGCGAAAAAGTGATACTAGCCGCAGACGAACTAGATCAGTGTGAGGCAGATTTAACCGAGGAAAGCGAGGTGTATGTGAACATGTTGGATGAATTGGGTGTGTGTCCTACGTGCTTTACTCCGGTTGATGATGAGACATTAGATTATGTGATCGAGGGGCTTCGAGGTGAATCATTATGAATTTTGTACTATGTGGTGATTGTCATTTTACAAGCCAACAACCTGTATCTAGATTGGATAATGTGTTAGAGGCCAGTATTAATAAGTGGAGCTCTATTCTGCAATTTGCTTTACAGCATGAAGCCGCAGTGCTTATTGCTGGGGATTTTTGCGATAAACCTCGAGATTGGTATTTGTTGCCGAGATTAATGTCAGTGATGGCGCAATACCGGAAGGTCAATGTCTACGCGGTTTACGGTCAACACGACATGTACATGCGGAGCGAGGGGGGGCGGGAAGCCACCAATTTAGGTGTGCTAGCCAAGGCGGGAATGATCAAAATATTGGATAAGAAAGGGGCGTGGTTTGGAGCGGGAAAACCAGCAAAACCGTGGTGTGTCCGTGGGTGTCATTGGGGAGAAGAAATCCCCACAATCGAGAAGGATAACTTAAGCCAGCGATATGAGCCACGGTATGCTTTAGTGATCCATGCCTCTATTGCCAAAGAAGCTGTCTATCCAGGTCATAGCTACATTAAAGTAGGTGACCTTATTAAGATGTACCCTGAATATGAGCTTATCATGTGCGGGGACGTTCACCGGCGGTTTTTAGCTGTGGGGCCGGATAAACAGTTGATAATCAATTCAGGGCCTATCATGCGTTTAGAGGCAAACGACTACAACATGAATCTAAACCCATCAGTGCTTTTTTACTCTACAGATACGGGCAAATATGAGTGGCATCAATTGCCTGCGGCACGTGGGCGGGATGTGCTTAGTCGCGATCATATTCAGGCAAGGGAGGACCGCAAGATGTTGCTTGACACGTTTATCGCATCGATTGATAAATCAACCCAAATTTGCAGAACGCGAGTGGTCGATCGGGTAATTGATTGGATTAATCAAAATGAGGAGCAGTACCCAGAAGTTGCACATCTACTAGACGACATTTGCGGATTACAAAAGGTGAGTAATGGACAATTGGGCTGAAATAGTAAAAGTCAAAGCCTTAACGGACAAAGCGATCTTAGTTGAGTATGAGACATTGGAGGTATGGATCGCAGATAGTTTGATCCATGATGATTCTGAGATTTATAAAAAGAGCGAAGTAGGGGAGGAAGGGATATTAGTGATCCCCAACTGGCTGGCAGAGCAAAAAGGGTTGCTTTGACGTTTAAAACATACTGTAATGAGAGTCCTAGCGCGACTCTAGGGGCCTCACATTGACCAATGGTGGTTAGTGTGGGGCTCCTTTTTTTGGTTGCATAAATCGAAAGGTGCGATACTCTATGGGTACAACATGCCCAAGCGTATTATGATCAAAAACCGTATGAACCGTAGGAGACCTCCCCAGGTAGCGTTTGGTGCGCTACCTGGCCCTTAAATTTAGCAAAACTGAGAGTCTACCACGATATTAGGACTGCAGTAAATGTATAGGTTGTAAGCAAGCCGGGCTGGAATGATCTAGCCCGGTTTTTTATTTAAGTGCCTCTTTAACTAGGTGGGTCATCTGGGCCATGCCATTTTGGTACCCTTCGTTGTTTCCGTTTAGGAGGGTGTAAAGTGGCAAAACGTAACGTATCAAAATGTCAATGTGGCTGGGTGAAATCTCAGTATTTGCCTTATTGCAAAAAGTGCCAGAAAGAACGCGACGAGGCGCGCTATTTGGAGGCGAGGGCAATCGTTGCAACGGGTGTGTGTCCCGATTGTGGCGCCAAAATAAAACCAAATTTATCAATCACTGGTTGGTATCAGTGCGAGCAGTACGGTGCAGTAACGCACCGTAAAGACCCCAATAAACCATCGTGTGATTGGCAAACGTTCACTTGTTGAAAGGATATAAAATGACTTTAAAAGAACTAATTGCAAGAGCTGTAGAAATATTTGGAGTACATGCGTTTGATGCGAACATTATGGTGGCGTATAAATTGAATGCCATTACAGATTTGAGTAACATTGAAGATGTTTGTGCTAATGGGCGAGCTCTTCAGTTAAACAACCTTCCAGACTTTGAAGTATTGGAACGGCTTGAAAAAAACCAATAGCATTCCTAAATCCATCCCACCAAAAAATGATTGATCTTCAGCCAGTTCTGGCGATAATAGACCCGTTTCATGTATTTTGATGATTGGGAGTGACTACGTATCGTGGCATATTGCCGATATTACAGGAAAAAACCTGATAATGTGGAGTTTAACGTGCTTTGTAGTGGGGCCGGATTATGGCCCCCATGCTTGTTTTACGAGCAATGTTTGGGATACTCCCAGGGAAAAATACAAAAACCAAAAATAGTATGGGGAACCCCGAAAGAGGCTGAAATGGAACGTTACCGAGTAGAGGCCACATTAGAGGTGATTGTATCCACATGTATTGAATTGTCAGATAGCGAACTGGAAAAGTTGGATGATAGCTGGGTACGAAAGAGGCGCTACCTGGAAGCTCTATTGCGTGATAGGTTGCATGTAGAAAGCTATGACGGCAATGGGGGCCGCGATAAGTTGATTGGGGTTGTAGGCCGCGAGAACAGCATTAGATGTGATAGCCGCTACCATCCCAAGCTAGTCAACATTCAAAAAATCATGTAGGAGGTCAAATGGGTTATGTAAAGGTAAATTGGAATGGACATACGGTAACACCCAATGAAAAAATCCTACTTGAGCATATCACAGGCAGCTATAGGCCTGCGGGTGTGGAGGCTGAGGATGTAAGACACTTATTGGGAGGCGAGCCGCTTACGGCCCGTAGAACGCTTCACAGCTTGGCTGAAAAAAAGCTACTCAAAAAAAGGATTATCAAAAAAGCAGGAATTTGGGGTAATATGAGGACAGCCAGAAAAGTGGCTGTGTTTTATGTACCCGATCAAGAGGTATTATGATCTGGATAGGCGCAAAAGAACGGTTAGCAAAACGGGCAAAGCAGATCTCCAAAGGCTTTGAGCTCTGGAATATTTTCCCTAAGGATTGGCAAAAACCAGAGTATTGGTGGGAGCCCTTTAGGTTTTATTTTAGATTCGTCATAACGGCTTCAATCCCAAGAAAATGGTATCCGCATAAGTCAGATGGTTGGGGCTTATGCAGCTACTGCAGGAAAGTAACATGGATTGAGGATAGGCCTATAAACAATCGATGCAACAACTGCAGGCAGTGGATAGAGCAGGTAGAACAGGCAATGCGAGAGGAACTAAACGAACAACAACAAAAAATATGGGATACGTGCAAATGGACAAACCAAACATCCCTCTCAAATACTCCGAATTGACAAAAGATAAGGGATTTATTGTATCAATAGATCGTGAGGAGCGATGCATCAGTATGCTGTTTTACGAACCTCTTTGGGGCTTACGATTTACGCGAGAGGGGGCGCAAAAGCTTATCGAAACAGTCCAAGCCTACATTGAAACGCTGGACTCACTCAAATCTGATACGACAAACTGAGTATCCCATAAAAAATGGAAAATGAAGGAACCAATAACAAAACGTATCTTTTAGCAAAAACATGCCCAGATTGTGGAAATAAAGACCTCAGATTGAAAATTTCAGCCTCTCTAGATATTCCAAAACATTATTTTATGAAGCTAACCAAAGAGCTCATATTAGAGAATAGCGTTATTCTAGAACTCAATTGGAAAAACCACATAATCTATTGCCCACAGTGCAATTGGTATTTAAAAATAGATATCCCATAGAAACGGAAAAACATAATGCCAACACTAAAAGAATATAATTACATCTTACGAAAAGCCGAAGCCTGGGAAAAAGAATGCCATCAGACAAAAATTTGTTTATTTGCACTTGTAAAAGCCGCAGCAAGAGATGATTTACATCTAATAGGTGATAAACTTGATTTCGTTATAGTAAAGGATATTCTGGAAAAATATGGATTTGGCCAAATGTATAATGAAGCCATTAAAGTGGTAGAAAAAGAGATCCTATAAGAAAGGAAAACCAAAATGAGTGATCAAAATGAAACCCTAACCAAGCAAATTGCAAGTCTAGGAGCAAAACTCACGTTTCTAGAAGCGGATATAGCTGCATTGAAAGAAATAGTCCAATCCCTGTCAGACCTAAAAGAAGATACCCAAAAAAAGCAAGAAACCATTCTAAACAAACAATTCAGGCTAGTAGAAAAAACAGTCAAAACTCTAGAAATCATCATGCAAGTATTACAAGAGGGAACACCAGAACCTGTAACCAATAACAAACGAATACCAGATGAAGATAGATTACCTGGATAACCCAAAGACCTCCCTATGAATAGTAATCCTAATACGATCTGCACCAATTTGAACCAAGTAAATCTAAATTGGCACTATCTTTACCAATCTAAACTGGTGTTATCTTTCTTTTACCAATCTAAACTGGTGTTGTCTTTCTTTTACTCTTTTTAATGCAATGTATGGGATAAGGCTGTAAGACATGCCAAAAAAACGAGAACTTATAGGGCGCTTGAAGACAAAACATGCTGATCCACCCCCACGTACAAAGCCTAAGGGGAAGTCCCGCAGACGTAAAGATGGTAAGATGTGTGGTGCAAAATGCAAAGATGGTCATGCATGCACAAGTACCATTCTAGGTCCCAACGGTAGGTGCAGAATGCATGGAGGAACACGCAAAAAGGGGTACAAGCGAAAAAAGAAAGACACACTACCTGCAAAAAAGGCCTCAACTGTTCATGGTATTTATGCTGATGTAGCCCTACTTGATGATGAGTACCCGGTTTATCCAGGTATTCAGGGCACAATAGGCACACTAGATGAAGAATTGCACATTGCGCGCATTACGCTGCGCAGAGTCTTAAAAGCCCAGCGTAACCTTGAAGCGGTACGAGCAGATCTGGCTAATGCGGCCTATGATAAAGATGAGTTTTTAAGGGTTGCGATATCCCATAAGCTGCTTACGGTAGAAGAGATAGAGGAACACAGCAATAGGTCCTATAGCGATCCAAATGACGATGACAATTACTTTGAAATTGCCAAAAGTAAAATGGTACGCAAAATTCAGGACTATAGCAAAGATATTCGCAAGTACACCGATCTGGTACGCAAGTTAGAGCAAGCACGAAAAGAACTTCTAGAGACTGAAGATTGGGGCGAGGATTTTGTAAGAAAGCTTGCGGAGGACTTAAGGCGATTTGCTGCAAATGCCGATCACATTACGATAGGCGGGGAAATCACGATGGGTAAGGGGAGCTACCCGGGAGTCAACCCAAGCTATGTCACGCAATGAAAAAGTATTCCATAAAGTTAAACCTCCAATTGGCTACTACGGAGGAAAACAGCGTATAGCTACCAAAATAATTAAATACCTGCCCAAGCACACGGTTTACGTGGAACCCTTCTGCGGAGGTGCCGCGGTATTTTTTGCAAAGCCACTACCTAAAACAACGTCCAACAACCATTACCGGGAATGTTTGAATGATGTAGATGGCAACTTGGTTAACTTTTACCAAGTTATGCAGAGTAATGAACGCAGAGCCTTATTACAGCGCATCATGCAAACCCCGTACGCAAGAAAATGCTATGAGCAAGCAAGGACACTTAAGCAACACGATGTAGTTATATCTACTGTAGATCGCGCATGGGCGTATTACATTAATATCAACATGTCATTTGGTAATGCCTATAGTGGGGGATGGGGAGTTGATTTATACGGTAGAAATTCTGCAAAAACATGGGAAAATAGAAAAAAGAGACTATTACAAGCCGCCTATCGGTTACAGGGTGTTTATTTGGAATGCAAAGATGCACTTGACGTGATCAAACAATGGGATAGTCCTCAGACCCTGTTCTACTGCGATCCTCCTTATGTGGATACAAGGCAAGGTTATGTGCACACATACTCTATTGAACAGTACAAAGCGCTTATCGTCTTGTTACAGCAAATAAAGGGATCATTCATGCTATCAGGGTATAAAACTCCCCATGTCCCTCCATGGTGGCCGAAAGTAGAGTTTACTGCACGAATGAGTGCTGTAAATGGCAAACTGCGAAAAGGGATAAACACCCGCAGAACCGAATGCTTGTGGATAGTAGATCGATCACATACTGTAAGGCCTACAATTCAAAAATTATTCGCAACGGGTAAATACGACTGTTTTAAAGGATTGCATCATGAAGAAATTTAAGGACTGGAAACCCGGGGAATACAGAGCAAGTATCGGGATTGTTACGGATAAAGGCACAACCCTTGATTTTTATATCCCACACCTAACAAAAACCCAAGGTGAAGATCTGGTTGCATTTCTTACTGAGTTATTTCAAGAGGAATTAATAAAACCTAAAAATGGATAAATACTCATGCCTAAAGTGCGCAGATTAGTAGGTCGATTAAGCACAGAAGAAACACCTGGCCAGCTAACACCTAGGTGGTACCCGCTAAAATCTCATCCTGAACAAAACAATCTGTGGTATTCAGCCTCACGGTTTAATATGGTGCACTCTGGGCGCCGCAGTGGCAAAACGGAGCTCATAGGCAAGCGCAAAGTAGTCCTGTGTGCCTTAAACTGCCATCGTAAAGACCTCCCCTTTTTTTATCGCCCCTGGCACGATCCACGGTTTTTTATTGCGGCGCCTACTCGAGATCAAGCAAAGCGCATCTATTGGCACGATCTAAAAGCCATGATCCCCCCGCGGTTTGTGATAGGCCGGCCAAACGAAACAGAGCTCTCAATTAAATTGGTAACCGGAGCTATGATATGCCTTCTAGGAATGGATAGGCCAGAGCGTATGGAAGGGCCTCCATGGGATGGGGGCGTGCTAGACGAATACGGCAATATGAAAAAAGAGGTGTGGTCACGGCATGTCAGAGCCTGTCTTAGTGATAGACGGGGTTGGTGTGATTTTGTGGGCGTTCCTGAAGGCCGAAATCATTATTACGATCTAACACGTGAGGCGAAATCCCGGGCAGCGTTTGCACTCAAAAATGGAAGGTATCCAGAATGGAATTGCTACCATTGGCGTTCTGACGAAATCTTACCCCCTGACGAAATAGAAGCCGCCAAGGGCGACCTTGACGAGCTGTCCTATAACCAAGAGTATGGGGGTGAATTTGTCTCATTTTCAGGCCGGGCTTATTGGGTATTTGACGACAAAATAAATGTAGGACGGTTGGAATATGATCCAAATAGGCAACTGGATTTGTGCTTTGACTTTAATGTTGATCCAGGTGTTGCGGTTGTGGTTCAAGAGCAGATGATTGAGCAAAGACTAACCGGGGGGCCTCCATTATGGGGTGACAGTATTATTGGGGAGGTTTTTATCCCACAAAATAGTAATACCTTAAGAGTGGTTGACAAGCTTATCGATATGTACCCAGAGCACAAGGGGCCTATTTATTGCTATGGCGATTACACGGGGGGAGCAAGAGGTAGCGCATCGGTGCAGGGATCAGACTGGGAGCTTATTAAACGGAGGCTATGGAGCTATTATAGGCGGGATCAAATCCACATGCGGCTTAAACCGAACCCAAGAGAACGCGACCGTATAAACAGTGTAAACAGTCGGTGCAGGTCTTTAAATAAGAGTGTTAAACTCATGGTAGCACCTACTGCGGCACCCAACGTGATCAAGGATTTTGAGGGTGTGAGAGTTATCGAGGGGGGTGTGGGGGAGATAGACAAAAAGAAAGATCCTATGCTAAGCCATTTAAGTGATGCATATGGCTATCGTGTTTGGTACGAATACCCACTGAAGAAACGTTATGAACCAACAGGCCAAAAATACCATCGGTGAACTAAACCATAGTCTATTTTGGATGTACGAGCCTATCTTAAGAAAGATTGCGTCTAAAATACGCAGAAAAGTGCCATACGAAATAGATGAAGATGACCTATACCAAGACGGGTGTGTTTTACTCTTATCCTTACTTGATCTGGGTAAAATAGACAAAACGCGACTATGTAGGGAATACATTTGGCAACGCATTGGGCTTACCTTACTAAAACGAGTATCCATTGCGGCAAAAAAAGACGCCATTGTCTGGCACTACTTTATTCCTCCAACACAATACAAAGTGATCGCTCTAGATAAAAGTTTAGCCACACAATTGCTAACCACTAAGCAGTTACCTACAGCGCAAAAACAGGTTTTATACCAATTTTATTGTATGGGATACTCTACTGACGAAGTAGCAGCAAACTTGGGATTATCTAAAGCTAAAGTGCATTCGTTGCGTACAATGGCCATTGTAAAATTAAGGCATGATTACTTAATCAGCCCCAGGGATAAGCCTGTTAAGTACCAGGCAGACGAATTTAGAGTGTGGGAACCACACAGGCCTGTAGATAAACGATGGTGCTTGACGAGGTGGGTTGTCCGGGGAAGGCAAGGTGCACGGGGTAAAGAGTATGTGAAGTTTTTTGATTCGTATAATGGAGCTTATCGGTTCTATAGGTTAGTAACTGAGAAAGGGGCCGGAGCTTATGACGGTTAATGTCCTGTCAGATCCTACGGTGCAGTTTGCTGTGGAACTGGAACTCTTGCGAATAAACCAATTACCTAAAGAGAAATGGCCGCATCCCGAAGACCTAATGGCCTGTCCTTTATGCAAGGGGACGGGTAAATCCGATAGTACAAAGCAACAAACAGCATGTTTTCACTGTTTGGGTAAAGCCTGGTTACCTAGGCGTGAGACTCTGGCTCTAACTATTGCCTCGTATGGTGATGACTTGCAATTTGGGGGTCCTCATTGCAAAATGGCGTTTGAAGCCTTGGTGAATGCTTTAGTTCTTTTAAGACTGTGGACTGCGGGGGGTGAAGCTGAACGCATTGACGAACAGGCTAATGCGGAGTATTGGGCATTAGAGGGCACTTTAGATAAACCTCTTATGAAGCGAATTGAGCTGGCCTTAAGGAACTTGATTTGAAGACAAAGGATCACAATGCAGCGTAAAAAGAAAAAACGGCGTGAACATAAACATGGAGTGCCTAAAACCAAACCCACACCAATGGAGCCCCAAGGACCAACACAACAAACCTTGACCATGATTCCCTTTTCGGTGGTTAGGGACGCTCACCAAATGCCGTTTAAGCGAGGACAGGGCATAACGCTAGCAGGATGGCAGTTTGTGATCGTCATGGCATCCAACGACGGAACGTTGGGTTTAAAACCTATTGGGCGAATTGTGCCTAGTGAGCGGCAATCTATTGAGCCTTAATGTGGGATACATCAAACGTTTCGCGTAATGAATTTTTCAAGCCAGTCTTTATTTGCAGGTTTGTCTAAATCTACGGCCTGAAATTCTTGCGCCCAGCAGTTCTCAGTTGAGCACGTCTTAGAGTTTTGCAAAATCCATTTTTGGGCTTGGCCGCGGCTAATGAAAAGCAAAAGCTTGCCTCCAAAGATTAACGGTTCAGAGGTGCGACCAATAGGGCTGTACTTAATGTGTTTTATAGCGAACATGAGCTAGACATAGTCTACCCATAGAGTTTTTGCAACAAAGCAATGTCATGAGCTGTAAAAGACACATCTGCAGGGGGGTTGGTGCCTATGGTACCTGACATAATGCTGTGGCGATTATCATCGTGGGCTAGGCCCAGAACGTGACCTAGTTCGTGGCGCATGATGGTTAGCAAGTGATCGGCTTGCAGTGTTGCCCGGATTTTTACGCGGGCACTAAGTATCCTACCTTTTAATACAGTGTGTCCTACATGACCGTAAATAGTCTCACCTACCGTGTTTGGGATTGGGATAAAACTTTCAAGTGTGAAGTACCCCCTAGGGGTTTTTGCGGGGAGTTCCCCCAATTCCCACCGAGATCCGAGGTCTACTAAATCTCGGTTGATTAGATGGTTGAGTTCTACAGCGACCACGCGATAGGCGGCAATAACGGACTGGTCTATGCCTGGAGCGAAAAAACACCCGATGGGGAGATCTGCTCTTTCCCACGATATGGGATAACCTGCTATTTCCATGAGAGCATTATCAGGGAAGGGCATGTATGCCTCCTAGATATTGAAACCCCCTAGCAACACCATTGAAGCTAGGGGGTCTCTGAGAGTGGATAAAAGGGAAACCGGAGTCGATCAAAATGGCTTACATCTAAGGGTACGAAGGCTTAAAACCTAAAGTCAACTAAAAAGACACCAAGTGTCCTATATCGTGGTTTACAATTTGTGGTGGGTATGGTACTTGCATGTCATACTCTAGTTATTCCGCGTAGTAAGCTGCACCATGTGGGGAGGTCTGCAAATGAGGACCCTCAGGGGGTGCCTAAAATAAAACTATGGGATTTTTTAAAAATTGGTGTACGCTAGGGGGTAATCAACCAGTAAGGGGTACTATATGCCTGTGAAGGTCTGGAAATCCGACTCTTTATGGTGTGCCCAATGGGGTACGAGCGGCAAGAAATACTGCGGGAAATCCAAAACCAAAGTTGTCACTCTCGCCAAAAAGCAAGCTAAAGCAATTTACGCCTCAGGGTACAAAAAGGGGAACTAATGGCCATACGTAGGCTTACCCGAGCTATTAAATCCGCTAGTCGATCATTGCGATTACCAAAGAGCAGTCAGGTAGATAATAGGCGACAAAAACGGTCGATTGGGTATGGTCGATTAGGTTCTGAGGAAGGTGGTATTTATGACGATATGACCGTGCACTACACGTTTGATGCGGGTAGTATTTCGGGTGTTACGGTAATTGATCAAACAAATAACAATAGGGATGGCACGCTAGTAAACGCGCCTGTAACGGGGGTTGATGGTCCTGTAGCTCAGTCTATCCGATTTGATGCGGTAGGCCAGCAAATTACTGTACCATTAGCTGCGTGGCCGGGGCCTTCAGGGTCAATTAGTTTGTGGGCATTGGCCTATGATGCAACTGGTAGTACGCCAATTTTTGGAACCGATCACAGTCTTGGGGGCTTAAGTGAGTGTCGTTTTGAGACGACAATTGACGGTACGCTGCATTTCTATTGCGGGGACGGAACGGCTATTTTCCCTGCCTCCACGCATGCACAATTTACTTATGGGGAGTGGCACCACGTAGTAGTTACATGGGAGTGGGATGGTACTAAAACTACACTGTCGATGTATATTGATGGGGTAGTAAGTGATATAGCACCAAGTACAAATCTGACTGGTCCGGTAGTCACGCCGGATGTGGGGCTGGCTATTGCGCAGTACAACGCTAATTTTTACAATGGTCGCGTTGACGACTTTAGAGTATACAGCAAGGTTTTAAAGCTAGCTGATGTTGTCGAGCTTTATGCGTTAGGTAGCACGGCACTTACGACCACAACAAGTACAACCTCGACCACCTCAACCACAACTACGTTAACGACTACCTCAACCACAACTACGTTAACGACCACCTCAACCACAACTACGTTAACGACCACAACATCAACGACAACGACAGTAACAACGACCTCAACAACTACTACATCAGTGACCAATAGTTGGATGTTGGGCTATTGGACAATGGATAATGCCCATATTAGCGGCGTGACGTTACTAGACCAAAGCGGTGAAGGAAACAACGCAACCATGGCAAATGGACCAACGACAGGTGCAACCGGAGTTATTAACGATTCGATTAATTTTGATGGATCTGACGATTTGGCAACAGTCGCAGACGATAGCACGCTAAATCCCAATGGCGATGATTTCTCTATTTCTGCGTGGTTTAGATCAAGCACCAATGCTAACCAGGCTATTTTAGGCAAGGGTAATGCCTATAATTTAGTGCTGTCTAAGGAGGGCAATATTCGAGGGTCATTACTGCCAGATGATATATTGTATCTGCCGCAGGGTGTAACTTATTTTGGTGGTTACATATACATTACGGACACAGAACGTGATTGTATTATAAAGTATAACGCTAATTATACTTATGTGTCTGAAATTGGTACTAGTGGATCAGGTAATGATCAATTTAATAGTCCTAGGGGTCTAACTAATGATGGTACCTACCTCTACGTTACAGATACCAGCAACCACCGAATAGTAAAACGGCTACTTTCTGATTTGAGTTATGTTTCTGAGATAGGATCACAAGGTTCCGGCGATGATCAATTTAATAATCCACATGGATTATCTAGCGATGGCACGTATTTATACGTCGCAGATACGACAAACAACAGAATCAAAAAACATTTACTATCGGATTTAAGCTATGTGTCTAAAATTGGTAGTGCGGGATCAGGTAACGATGAATTTACTAATCCATGGGATGTTACTAATGATGGAACACACCTTTATGTTGCGGATTACCAAAACAATCGCATAGTAAAGCGGCTATTATCGGATTTGAGTTATGTTTCTGAAATAGGATCGCAAGGTTCCGGCGATGATCAATTCTACAGAACTATTGGTGTTACTAATGATGGTACGTATTTGTATGTGTCTGACTACCTGAATAATCGCATAGTAAAACGGCTATTATCAGATTTAAGTTATGATTCCAAAATCGGGTCAAGTGGTTATGGTGATGATAAATTTAATAATCAGCGTGGAATAGCTAATGATGGAACGAACCTATATGTAGTTGATTATGGAAACCACCGAATAGTCAAACGTTTGCTAGCCGATCTGAGCTACGTTAGCGAAATGGGATCGCTGAATTATGGAACGGGGGACCATCAACTAAACAATGCGAGAGGGGCAACTAGTGACGGTACTTACTTATATGTGTTAGATACGTATAACCATAGGATCGTCAAGCGATTACTATCTGATTTATCGTACGATTCGAAAATTGGGACCAATGGATCGGGTAATGATCAATTTGGTTTTCCTCGGGGGATCACTAATGATGGTACATACCTTTACGTTGCAGATACAAGTAATTATCGTATAGTCAAACGTTTGCTTTCAGACCTATCTTATGATTCTGAAATCGGATCACAAGGTTCTGGTGACGATCAATTCGATTACCCTAGGGGACTTACTAATGATGGTACATATCTTTACGTGGTTGATTATAACAATCACCGTATAGTCAAACGTTTGCTTTCAGACCTATCTTATGATTCTGAAATCGGATCACAAGGTTCTGGTGACGATCAATTTAACTATCCTAGGGATATAACAACTGACAACACATACCTGTACATATCTGATTCTAATAATCATCGGATTAAGAGGCACTTATGTTCTGACTTAAGCTACGTGGATGAAATAGGATCCAGTGGCAGCGGTAATGATCAATTTAGCACTCCTCGGGGAATTACTAACGATGGTACTTATTTCTATGTAGCAGACACAGGCAACAATCGTATCAAAAAGCATTTACTTTCTGATCTATCCTATGACTCGAAATTAGGATCTATTGGGGTTGGTATAGATGAATTCTCGGGACTTCGTGGGATACATACTGACAATACATACCTCTATGTATTCGATTATAGTAACTACCGCATAGTCAAGCGTTTGGCTTCTGACCTATCCTATATTGACCAGCTAGGCTTCAACATCAATGCATGGTCGGATGCTGATGGATACAACGATGGACAGTGGCATCATGTTGCGTTGGTAATAGATGCTAAAGCTACAGCTACAGCGCAACTCTATATTGACGGAGCTGCGCAGACGGCTACGGATATCTCAGATCATTGCAACAACATCACATGCGCAGACGACCTGCTTTTAGCTGTAAATGCCAATGACGAGTATTTCAACGGTAATTTAGATGATATCCGCATCTATAACCGTGCACTGGAGGCTGCAGAGGTAACCGCACTTAAGAATCTGAGAACATTACCAACAACCACTACAACCACTACAACCACAACTACATAACTTTAGAGGATCTTATGGGACGTATACTGATTACTGGGGGATGTGGCTTCATCGGCCACCACTTTGTTGAGCACTTTTTGAGAAACACCTCATGGGATATCGTTGTACTTGATAAGCTAACCTATGCCTCCAATGGGTTTGAACGGTTAAGGGATATCGAGGCGTATAATGATTCTCGAGTGAGTGTGTTTACCGTAGATTTGGCTACGGGTATCGAGGCACATCTAGCCCGCGAGATAGGTCCCATTGATTACATTTTGCATTTGGCTGCAGAAACTCACGTAGACCGTAGCATTGAGAATCCTCTAGCATTTGTTTATGCCAATGTACTGGGAACCTATGGAATCCTAGAGTATGCAAAAAAGCACGTCCAATGCTACCCAGACCAGTTAAGAGCCGTGCTTTACTTTTCGACTGACGAAGTCTTTGGTCCTGCCTTAATGCCAGGGCAGTGGGTTAAGGAGGCAGATGAAGCCAAAGAAAATGGTGACTCACTAAACCTTAGGTACCTATATCAAGAATGGAACCGTTACAATTCAACAAACCCTTACTCAGCAACCAAGGCAGGGGGCGAGGAGTTAGCCCTTGCCTATACCAACACATATGGGATACCCCTTTTTATTACGCATACAATGAATTGTTTTGGCGAGCGGCAACACCCAGAAAAATTCATACCCTTGGTTATCCGCAAGGTGTTAGCTGGTGAGGAAGTGTTTATCCACTCAGATAAGCAAAAGACAACGAGCGGTAGACGTAGTTACATCCACTGTAGAAATGTTGCAAGTGGAGTCCACACCTTGCTCTTTAAGCATAAGCAACGCGAAAAATACAACATCGTGGGCGAGCAAGAAATTGATAATCTAGGGCTTGCAAAGCTCATTGCGGATATCATCGGCAAGCCGCTACATTACACCCTAGTGGACTTTCACAGCTCACGGCCAGGCCACGACCTAAGGTATGGGCTATGTGGGCGCAAAATGGAAAGGCTTGGTTGGAGGCCTCCTATTGAGTTTCAACACAGTCTAGAAAAAACTGTTTTATGGACCTTAGACCACCCCAAATGGTTTAAACTGCAGCCAGAAAGGTAGTTATGGATATCACCCGTGATAGGACCCTCAGCATAGGTAGCATGGTTGCTTTTTCCCTACTAAATAAACCCTATATTTGGGGAGGGGATAACCCGGTAGAGGGGTTAGATTGTAGTGGATTGGTTATTGAGATTTTAAAAAGTATGGGCGTCTTACCTGCCCAAGGTGATTGGACAGCCCAAGGGCTTTATGAGCGGTTTAAAGATAAAGAAGTAAATGAGCAGCATGTCAGAGAGGGTTGTCTGGTGTTTTGGGAGGGAATGGACGGTACTGCAAATCATGTGGAGTATGTTCTGACTTCTGAATTATCAATCGGCGCAAGGGGAGGGGGAAGCACGATTAGGTCTCTTAAAGATGCACTAAAATATGGTGCCTATAGTAAAATTAGACCTTGGAAAGACAGGAAAGGCCGGAGCATTAAGGCTTTGGTCGATCCGTTTTTATAACCCCTAGCAAAGGAAAAGACCCATGGCTAAAAAAGCAAAGAAAGCCAAAAACATCAACCTTGAAGCACGAAAAGCCCGGTTGGCCAAAAAGGCCGCGAGGATTAAACGCAAAAAAGAAAAGGCCGCCAAGCAGGCCGCAAAGAAAAAAGCACCACCGCCAGTGCCCAAAAAATAAAGCACTGGTAGGCAGCAACACTATCCCATAACCCAACATAAAGGATTCTGATAGATGCCCAACTATGACAGGTACACCATGAGCCTAGGCGACCTTGAAGCGACTCATGAAACATACGAGAAATATCGGTTATTCTGGGATTTTCTATTGGCATCCTATGAAGGACTGCGAGCGTTAGTAGCTGGGGGTTTTGCTATCAAACGCAACGAACGCGAAAGCTACAACAATTACATGCGTAGAATAGCCGAAGCTTATGGGTTTAACTATTCAAGCAGTATTGTTGAAATCTTTAATTTCTATCTGTTCAAAGCTCCAGCAAAACGAGACATGGGGGTCTTGTCTGAGGATAGGCAGTGGAGGCTTTTTGAACAGGATTGCAATCTTTATGGGGATAACTTTTTAGTCTGGCTTTTAGAATCCCAACGGTGGGCCGGGGTTTTAGGTCATGTGGGCATTTTGATTGATAAGAGCTCTAGGGGGTACCAAACCGCAGAAGATGAATTAAATGCAGGGGTTTACCCCTACGTTGCTCGGTATTTTCCTCAGAATATCTTAGATTGGGAATACAAACGCGATGAAAACAATCGACCGTACTTGAGTTACATCAAAGTGCGTGATGATGATGGGTATTATCGTATTTGGACTTCTGACTATTGGACGTGCTACCGCATATCAGAGGACTTGCAGACTACAAAAACGACGGTTACTGATGTAGACACTGGCCAAGTGAGGGGGGGTGTTACTGTTGAAACTGGAGGCGAGCAAGCTGTTGAGAGCGATGCAAATGGGGACAACCCATTTTATGATGCCTCTAGGGGTCGCGGTGAAATCCCGTTTGTGTGGCTCTACAATATCAAGAGCAAAACCAGACCTATTGGGGTCTCTGATATCAAGGATGTAGCCTACATTGACCGTAGTATCGTCACAAACCTGTCAGAAGGCGAGGAAGTCATAACCTATGGTGCCTTTCCGATGATGCGAAAGGCTATGGAGGAAGCCGGAGCGGGTGCACAAGGCCGCGGGGGGCAGGACGATGCGGGACCTACTGCAGTTCTGGAATTTGACCCTGAACACCCGGAAGCTAAGCCTGACTGGCTTGAAGCTGCAGTAGCCGAGCCTATTGACGCTATTTTGCGCTGGATTGAGCGCAAGGCTTCCGAGATTTACCGAACAACTAATATAGGGGGCATGGCTGCAACCGAAATTCAGAGTCAAGCCCGGTCTGGGGTTGCCTTGAAAAGTGAATTTCAATTGCTTAATGGTAAGCTTATTTCAAAAGGCAATAATGTTGAAGAAGCTGAACTCAACATCAAAAAATACTGGTGCATGTGGCAAAACCGCCAGGAGGTATTTAGCACAATCACTGTGGAGTGGCCTGAGACGTATGATATAGCAAACCTGGCACAAGATCTAGCCAATGCACTAACCGCTAAGACTCTGGTAACCAGTAAAACCTTTGTTAGCGCTATTCAAAAGCAAGTTGCCCGGGCAATGCTTCCTAATGCGGATAACAAGCTTTTGGCTGAAATTGATGGCGAAATTGAGGATGATGCGCAAAACCCTAAACCCCCTCCCATTGATGTGGGCCAGGTATTGCCTGATAACAACCAAGATGAAAATGGCGATAACCCCGAAAAACAAAACATACGTGCTACTAGTACCGAAAGAGGGAATAACAAATAAATGGGCAGAATAACGCCTCTAACAAAGCATACTATTCAGTGTGGAAACCCCGCCCCTGCTAACGAACGGTTTGATTTTCCGAATTGTACTTTTTTGGGAGGTCTTTCAGATCAACCGTTCACTGCGTTTTATGTGTGGGAAAAGTTTTTTATGAAATACCGGGGCACCCTTGCACGGTTTATTGAATTTGGGTGCGATCAAGGCAATACAAGCGTTTATTTCAAGCTGTGGTGCATTCAAATTGGGGCTGATTATGTGGGATACGATAAACGCGATCCAAAGCTTTACGCGGATAGTCGGATTAAACGGTTGATTAACTTAAAGCAGAGCATGCGCATTGGTAATGGCTTTAAAAAGGCCAAAGAAATAAAAGAAACGATCCAGCAACCCGGGCAATCTGTGATCTTTACAGATTGCATTGACAAGCCTTGGGAGTTTACAACCTTTGCTCCGATGCTAAAAAGAGGCGATGTTTTAGCGATCCATGATTGGGATCGGGCTATTTTTGATGACTGGGTTAAGGATACCATGGAGGCCTTAGAACCCTACACGTTGCTATTCGAAAGAGATCGAAATAGATTGAAAACCCTTACCCGGTTTTTCCTGAAAGGCTAAATGCCCCCAACCAAAGAAGAAATAGAGGCCTCCTTAGCGACGCTTACCCTTGAGCTTGATAATGCTATTGATGACACAGCCGCTATCTTGCTGACTACCATTAGAAAGCTGGAAAGACGCATCTTAAATGCCTTTAAAGAGCTCAAAACAACGGAAGCTGGGAGGCTTCTAGGCGTCCAAGTTAATCTAAAACAGGCTCAAGAGGTCCATCGGCAGTTGGTGCAGTATTTCGAGGAGTCCTATAAGGAGGGGGTAAAATCTATTAAAGGGTTTGATGCGGTAGCCAAGGCTATCAAAGATAACTGGCTAGATGTAGACAACGCTATTGAGTATACCGGACTTGACCGGCAAATGATGCTTACCTTAAAAAAACAAAAGGTAGCCGAATTTGTGGAGTATGGCAATGCGGCACGTGAGCGCATTGCAGGGGCGATGTACGACCATGTTGTGGGCCATGGAGAGTTTTCCGAATTGGTTAGTGAAATGAGGTCTGTCTTAGGCACAGGCCTGGATAAACGTGGAAACAATATGGCGCGCTATTCAGAATTGTGGGCCAATGATTCGATCATGAATTTTCATCAAGCCGTATCCAACGATAAAGCCAGGTCTTCAGATCTCCGTTCGTTTTTGTATTACGGTAACATCATGAAGACCTCTAGGCCGTTTTGCATTGACCGGGCAGGCAAGGTCTTTAGTCGTCAAAAGATTGATGGTTGGAATGATATGCCCTGGAAAGGCAAGCGTGGGCCAGCGTTTATCTATCGTGGGGGTTGGAATTGCAGACACCATTGGATGCCTATCAAGCCTGAATGGTTGCCCGATGGGGAGTTAGAGGTGGGAGATTTTTTTGAAGAAAACGACATGGACATACCTAGAGGTACGACCTTACCTGACACTAAAAAAAGTGGGATAAAAACCAAAAAATAAAATCTAATAGTTGAACAAACCTAAAGGTATGGATACTATGAGGTACATATGACCAATGTGAATAGTTGTACATACGGAGTGGTAACACTCCGAGGTATCCGTGCCAGTAATGGCATTAGGAGGCGTAAGCCATGAAAATGAAACCAAAAATTGAAAACGACCAAATTATTCTCAGTGATGGGAAGCCGGTCTACGTCATGGAGGATGGAAAAGAATTTGTAGCTGACGTTCCTTCGCTTTATCAAAAAACGTTAGAGCTCAAAGGCGAGTCCAAGCGACATCGGGAAGCGAAAGAGATTGCTGAGGGCAAGGCCTCTTTTTACGCAGATCTATTTCCAGAAATGGATATGGAGGCATTAAAAGAATGGAAGCTTTCAGCAGATAGTGCTCTGGATACAGTAAAAAATCTCGAGGACAAAAAGCTGTTAGACGCTAAAAAAGTGGAGATCATAAAAAATGAACTTCGCGAAGCACACGACAAAAACCTAGCGAGCGTAAAAAAGAGTTTTGCCGAAAAGGAGTCTGAATATAAGGGATCGCTTTCTCGGAAAGACGAACAGATATTCAAACTCATGGTAGGCAATGCGTTTGCAAATAGCCGGTTTTTTGCAGGTAAAGAACCTTTAACGCTTTTACCCCCGGATGTAGCTTTAGCTGCGTTTGGGCACAATTTCAAAGTCCGTGAGAATGAGAGCACCGGGGAGCTCCAGATTGTGGGATACCATAACGGTACTGAGATATTGAGCACGAAACCCGATAGAGTAGGGGAGATTGCAACGATTGATGAGGCAATTGAGGTGCTTATCGACCGTTACCCACAAAAAGACCGCATTATGGCTGCAGGCCGAAGTGGTAGTGGGGCTGGCGGGGGATCAAGTTTTGCGGGTAGTGGGGGCGATGAATTATCGAGGCTACAAAAACAATACAAAGACGCGAAAGCCGCGGGTGATGCGCGGCAAATGATCACAATCCAAAACCGTATTTACAGTCTACAGCAGCAACAACGGGCATCCTAAAACGTATGGGATAGTTCAATGGTTGTTGCTGTAGCCAGGCACAAAAGGATATGTAAGCAATGGCAAACACGAATGCAGCAGCAACCGTTTGGAATTGTCCTAACTACACCGGGGAGCTCTACTTAATTGGAGCAAACCAAACTCCATTTTTAAACATGATCGGTGGATTGCAGGGGGGACGGGTAAAAACCGTTAGTGACTTTCAATTCCCTCTTGCTCAGCCATGGGCATTAGAAAGTGCCAGTCAGCCAGCGATTACCGAGACTGCAAGTTTGACCGCGCCAAACCCTTGGACCTATGTTCGCTCGCAAGACGTGAACACGGTGCAAATCTTTCAACGTCAGGTGTCCATCAGTTACGCCAAACAATCGGTTATCGGCCAAATCACGGCAGACGCCACAACCAAGTTGGCCATGCTTGATCAGCAACCCGTGCAGAGTGAGTTGGACTTTCAAATTCAAGCTCATTTGCGCCAAATCGCAATCGATGCTGAATACACCTTTTTAAATGGTGCCTATCAGCAAGCGACTGCGGCTAATGTTGCGGCAAAGACCCGTGGCATCATTACCGCATGCTCAAGTAACACGGTAAACGCAGCGAATGCTGCGCTAACCAAGGCATTGATGGATAACCTACTTCGCACCATGGCAGGCAATGGTGCAGAATTCATGAACCCGGTTTGTTTTGTGAATGCACGGCAGAAACAAAAGCTCAGTGACATTTACGGATATGCCCCCCAAGATCGCAATGTTGGCGGATACAACATCAAACAAATCGAAACGGATTTCTGCGTTTTGGGCGTGGTCTATGCACCAAGAGTGCCTACCACAACCCTGTTAATCGCAGACCTGGCTGTTTGTGAGCCTGTGTTCCTGCCTGTGCCTGAAAAGGGCGTCATGTTCTATGAAGAGCTCACCCGAGCCGGGGCCTCCAGTAGTGGGCAACTGTATGGACAGATGGGTATTAATTATGGTCCCGAAGAGTATCATGGAACAATTACGAGTCTTTCTGTAGCCTAGTTTTTTAGGTTTTATGGGATATCTTTTTTTGTTCTGTGCAATAGGAGATCTGAACCATGGCAGGGAAAAACAAGGCAAACAAGCGACGCGATGTTGCCGCCAGCCCGGAATTACATCCCGATTTGCGCTGGTATCTAGACCTCCTGAACGGCAAAACCGTTGTTTGGGGTACTACCACAAGCACCACGTCAACCACTACTACCACCTAGTAGTGCCCCAAGAGGAGACCTAACGCATGGCAGGCAAAGAAAACGCAAAGAGGCGTCGGTTATTGATCAATAACCCGAGCCTTCACCCACGGCTGCGGTGGTATCTGCAGCAACTGAACAGTAAATCCGCTGTGTGGGGTACTACATCAAGTACCACCACAACCAGCACAACAACGACAACAACAACCAGCACAACAACGACAACAACAACCAG